TTCAGGTTTTCCTGTAGCAATATAGTTAAAAGCTTTGTCAGCAGTTGTTTTAGATCTAGGATCTATCTCAACTTGTTGATCTGCAACTTTAACATCTTGTATTTTATCTAGTTTTTGCATTTATGCTCCTTTTTTTACTCCTTTTATAACACCTTTGTTACTAGATGCATAGAATATCTTTTCACCCTTCTTCTTACCATATTGTTTCTTCATAGATTTCATAATTTTTTTACCTTTTTTACTTAATGGCATTAATCATCCTCCATTATAACGGCAGCTTGTTGAACTCCTGACTTTGCAAGGCTAACTCCTGCTCTTAATTTTGCTAAATCTTCATTTTGTTCTAATTTTTCATCAAAATTATCTCCCGATTGCATTAATCTAGCTTTTGCAATGTCTTGTTGAGCCTTATCGCTATCTTTTTTACGTTCATTTTCCATAGCACGTAGATCAACTTCTCTAGCTTTTAGTTTTAACAGTGGATCAGAGTCAAATTGTGATGTAATTTTCTTCTCTTCCTTCATAAATTCTTCAGTCATCTCTGCAATCAACACAGATTTTCTAGATTCAATTTGATTAGTAAGAGCTTGTAGTTGTTGTTGTACCATAGGATTCATTGCTGCTTGTTGTTGCATTAACATCATCTCTTGCATTTGTTCTCTATACTCTAATTGAACTTGTTCTTGTGCCATTAAACTAATATGTTCTAAAATATTTTTTTGCATAGCAGCCATAATCGCAGGATTATTTCTAACCATGTTAGTTGACATAAAATTTAAGTGAGCTGTAATGTGTGCTCTGTGATCTTGACCTGGAAAAGCTTGAAAAGGTTTACCAGCTAATGCATTTATGTGTTCCATACTAGGATCCATTGGTGCATTTGGAGCTGGTGGTGGTAAAACTGCATCTACATTTTTAACACCAATTGCTTCATACATATTTCGATACACTTGATATAAATTATGTATTTGTGGGTTACTAGTTGCGAGTTGTAATTGTGTTTGAGCCAAAGTAATTCGCTGACTCATTGAAAATATATTAGGATCAGCTACTGGAATTACATCTATTCTATCATCAAAGTCAGCTTGTTTAATGTTCCGTGCTCCACCGACCACATCATATGGATATTCTGGTGGTAAATATTGTGAAACTACTTTAGCCAATAATTTAAATTCATCTTTCATGGCTGCGTAACATCTTTTATGTATAGCACTCATGACTCTTGAACCACGCTCCAATAATGCAATCGTTGTTCCAACTGCAGCAGCTTGATTACCATCACCAACTTGCATATCAGATATAGCTGCAAATCTTTGACCTGCTGATACAACTACACCCATTAATTGTAACAATGTTTGTGATGGTTCTTTGTAAGGTAATGGAAAGAAAGCATCTCTTAAATTTCCGCCTGGTGCATCAACATCTTTAAACTCACCTGGTTGTATTGGTGATGCTTCGTCTCTGACTCTAACACCTCTTTGTTTAAATCCTGCGGGTAAATTAGATAATGTTCCTGCATCTAGTAATTGACGGAGAGCAGCCGTTGCTGTTCTGCTCAATCCGCCAATCATATGTATTAATCCAAAGCCATAAAATCCAAGTCCTGGCAGAAATTTAAAATGAACAAAATATTGAATTTTATTTTTCTTTAGATCATTGGGTGCATAGTTTCGCCTAATTGCAAGAACTATTCGGCTACCTTCTTCTACTGTTACAATGTAAGGTAATTTTATTCCTGTTGGTCCTTCAGTTCCTTGATCTTCGAAACCTTCTAAGTCTAAATTTACATGACACTCTAATAGAGTGTACATAGTTTCTTGTTTACCAACTTTTTTAGTTCCATCTAATTCTTTTTCTTTTTTCTCTACAGAATTTTGTTCAACATTACCTGGAGGTGTCAACTCTACATCTACATAAAAACCATTTACTTGTTGTTTACGTAATTCATTTTCCGACATTTTTACAACATGTATAACTGCTTCTGCATCTTCGATCGAAGTTGCAGTATAAGGCACAATTAATTCATCTGCTGGTACAAACTTAGATACCACTCTTCCAAGTGGCACATCATAGTAAACTTTTTTAAAAGTAGATCCTGCAAGAGGTAAATGAAACAACATAGAATCAAACTCTTCTTCATACTCTTTCATTTGATCCATAATCAAATAGTTCATAAAATCTTTAACACGAGTTGCTTGTTGTTCTGTTTGTGGATTTTTAATTCCTATAACTTGTGTTCTGACTGGTCCATCTGCTGGTAATAATTCTTTGTATGCTTGAGCTTGAAATTGAGTGACTGCTTCTGCTAGTACAGGGTGAGTTGCACCACTAGCTCCTTGAAATGGTTCTGTTCTATTTTCATATTTAAATCCTAAAAGATCTAACCCTTGTGTATAAGATTGTTCCCAATCTTTTCTTGATGATTTGTAATCCATATAGTTTTGAACCATGTCATTACCGATAGGTTCTAAAACATCGTTTGGTAAAATATCTGCTAAATTATCAAAATGTGATTCTGTGCCAGGTATGTTTATAGATCCTGGTTCAAAGTCTATTGTTGCACCACCATCTTCTTCGGATACAACTTCTACAGGTGGTTGTTCTTTAATTTCCTCTGTAACGTCTATTTCCTCAGATGGTATCTCTACTTTTGTTCTGACTTCGTTTGGAAGCGATTTGTCTATATCTGCCATTTAATTTCTCCAGTTTAATTGTTTTAACTTGTTTTAGAGGAACATTCAACCCTTGTGGATTAGGTCCACGAAGAGGAGGTATAGTTGTTGTAAGTTTCTTAACCATTATTCTCCTAGCATTCTAGCTAGTCCACCTTTTTCAAATTTTAATTTTATTGCTCCTCCTGCTGTTCTTTCTCCACTAAAAGGATCTATCTCACCACCTATTGTATAAAATAAATTACTATCTGGATCACCTACTGTTTTTTCATATCCTAATGATCCACCTCTATTTTCAGATAATAAATCGCTACCTCTTGCAAAAAAACCATTTTTATTTAAAGCTAAATTTAAATTAGGTGTTGAACCACCTTCCAATATTTCTTTTGAGATATCTGCACTTAATATTCCGTCATTATAACTTAAACTAGGAGTTAAGTCTGAACTTTTGTAGGTTTTACCATTTATAGTAAAAGTATCTACGTTACCGGTAGCTCCCACTTTTAAATTATTAGGTAAATTAAATTTTTTATCCAAGGTTAAATTAGTTTTTCTAAAATCATCTGTATCAGTTACAGAACCTTTTAATTCATTATTAAAATCAAACCCTAATTCAGATTTTAATAATTTACTATCCTTAGTATCAGCTTTACCAGTTAAATTTAAATCACCAAAATTAAAAGCAGCATCTGTTTTTAAGATACCCTCTTCAATATTAGGACTGACAAAATTAAAATTACTAATATTAAATATACCTGATGTTTCTGTTTGATCTCCTTGTGTATTAACAGCTCTTACAAGAGTTAAACCTTCTATAGGAGAAAGTTCAAGTTCACCTATTGCTTGATCTATGGTTTCTTTAGCTAACTTTTTATCAACAAAACCATCTTTAGAAATAAATTTTTTATCAGGATATTTTAAATTTAATTCAAAAAGTTTATTAGAAAATAAAGTTTTTTGTTTTTTTTTTAATTCATTAAATCTTTCAAGGCCTATATTTCTAAAAAAAGGGTTATCTGATTCTGATTTTAATTTTTTAAATTCTTCAACCGTTTTAAGCATTTCTGCTTCTTTATCTATTTTCTTAGGTTGATTTGCTAAAATTTTTTCTAATATAGCACTTTGAACTTTTCCAATCGGATCATTTTTATTAACAAGACCTGCTTCATTATAAGCAACACGCATGATACCACCCTCTGCACTTCCTTGTCTCATCTCAGCTAATATTCTTAAAATGTTTGATAGTTCTGAAGCTGTTGGATCGGAATCTTCACTTAGTCTTCTATTAAATTCTGCTTTTCTAGATTTACTAAAATTTTTTGAATATTTGTCAGATAGATATGACATTAATAATAATTCCTTTTTGGTTTGGGTTCTTTTTGATCAACATAATCTTCTGGGTGATCAATAAGACCTCCTTGTCTAAATCTCATAATTGCTTGAGTAGTGCTATCAACCAAGTCATCATGATCG